AAATATGAAGCGGCTTACATCGCTAAATCATATTTACAACAATCTAACCAAATGTTCATGACTAGGATACTTGGTTTATCTGGTTATGACGCAGGACCATCATGGTCAATAACAACAATAGCGAATGTAGACCCAAGTACAGTTGGTATTGTTAGTGGTACAACATTTACAGTAGATTTTACAGGAACAACAGGAAGTTCAACAACTGTTGGGTTTACAACTAGTTTCCCATCAGCAATTGAAAACGTATTAACAGAAAGTTATACCCAATTTAACGGTAGTACTTCAACAATTAATGCTCAATTACAATCTCAGCTTTATTCTGTTATCCAGAACAATGCATTAAGTGCTACTACAATTTATTACTTTGGTTCTATAGATGATACTGACTATGCAACAGAAAACGCGGTATACACAGCATCAACCAATGTTTATAGTGTTGACGCAGTACCCGAATCTTCAAATACATTCTCAGCATCAACAAATGACCCTTGGTACTACTCATTATTTAATATTGATATTGGAGATGATTATGAAGGTTCTTCATTCTACACAGTAGTAAGTGATTTGACAGATAATGGTTCTGGTGATTTCTCAGGAACTGTATCAGGTACAGTATATACTTGGTCAGGAACTGCGTATACTGACTATAACGATATGGTTATTGCAACATTCCGTTCAAGAGGAATTGCAACATACGTTAATGACGATGGAGCAGTTTATCAAGTAACAGGTTCAACAAACGTTGGAATTGACTCGTCAGGAACTTACGGTGATATGGTTAAAAACCCATTCTCAAATTTTAGAATTACAGGTACTACAATAGACAGTACAAACTTCTCATTTGTAACATCAATGCAAAGTTCGGATGCTAATTATGTTTCAAAAGTATTTGGTCTTACAAACTTTGGTAAATCAAGAACTGAGGTTCCTCTTTTTGTTGAAGAAAGATACCAAGCGTTATTAAATTACGCATATAATAAAGGATATATTAGAGGTCTTAACACATCATTAATTTATCTTCCTGACGCAAGACAAGGTAGCGACCCAACAACAATTGCTAACTATTTAACCCAATATCAGTCTTCACAGTCTCCTTGGGTTGTATCACAACTTCGTGGTAATTTGGTTTATAGATTGTTTAAAGTAGTGACAATTGCTGACGGTAATACTGCGAACCAATTAATTAAAGTATCGGTGGCTAACATTTCATTTGCTAATGGTACATTTGATTTGGTTGTTCGTGATTTCTACGATACAGATGCTAATCCTGTGATTATTGAAAAGTATACAAGTTGTTCAATGGACCCAACATTAAATAACTATGTTGGTAAAAAAGTTGGTTCAACTGATGGTGAATACGCATTGTTATCTAGATACATTATGTTGGAATTAAATCAAGAAGCTCCATTGGATTCACTTCCTTGTGGTTTTGAAGGATTCACAATGAGAACATACTCAGGTGCTAAAGTTCCATTCCCAATTTATAAAACAGCATATTATTACCCTGGTGAAGTTATTTATAACCCACCATTTGGAACTACTTCAGGAGCTGATAATTCAGTAACAAGTTCTGGTGATAATAAGAGAAGAGTTTATTTGGGTATTTCAGATACTGTTGGTATTGACCCTGATTATTACTTATTCAAAGGATTCCAAGAGGATGTTAATTTGTGTCAAACAAGTAGCGAAACTCCTTGGAATTATCAGACAAGAGGATTCCACATGGATTCAGGAGCAACTGTTGTTGTAATCACTGGTGGTTATAGTACTGATGGTGAACAAGCGTTTGATTGTGGAGATGCAAGTTTTGATTCTGAACCAACAAACCCATCAAGTCCATACTACACATTGAATTCTAGAAAGTTCACTTTCTTGTGTCAAGGTGGTTTTGATGGTTGGGACATCTATAGAGAATATAGAACAAATGGTGATAGATATGTCTTAGGACAAACAGGTTACTTAAAGGGTGCTTGTGCTTCAACTAGATACCCAACAGCAACAGGTTGGGGAGCTTTTAGACCTATAACATTCCAAGATAATCAGACTGATTATGCAAACACTGACTACTACGCATATTTGTTAGGTATAATGACATTTAATAACCCTGAAGCGGTTAATATTAACGTACTTGTAACACCAGGTATTGATTATGTAAATAATTCTAACTTAGTTGAAGCAACTATTGATATGGTTGAAAACGACAGAGCGGATTCTATCTACATTTGTACAACACCTGATTATAGTATGTTCGTACCAACAGCATCTTCATTACAAGATTTCATTTACCCACAAGAAGCGGTTGACAATCTTGAATCAACAGGAATTGATTCAAACTATACAGCAACTTATTATCCATGGGTATTAACAAGAGATACTGTAAATAACACACAAATTTACATACCTGCAACTGCTGAAGTAACAAGAAACTTAGCATTGACTGATAACATTGCGTTCCCATGGTTCGCAACAGCTGGTTACACTCGTGGTATTGTAAACGCAATCAAAGCTCGTAAGAAGTTGACTCAAACTGATAGAGACACTCTTTATCAGGGTAGAATTAACCCAATTGCAACATTCTCAGACGTTGGAACTGTTATTTGGGGTAATAAAACTCTTCAAATTAGAGAATCTGCACTTGATAGAATTAATGTTAGAAGATTGTTGTTACAGGCTCGTAAGTTGATTTCAGCTGTGGCTGTTAGATTGTTGTTTGAACAAAATGACGGTAAGGTTAGACAAGATTTCTTAGACTCAGTTAATCCTATCTTAGACTCAATAAGAAGAGATAGAGGTTTATATGACTTTAGAGTTACAGTATCTGCAACTCCTGAAGATTTGGATAATAACCAAATGACAGGTAAGATTTACTTGAAACCAACAAAGGCTCTTGAATTTATTGATATTGAATTCCTAATCACACCAACAGGTGCATCTTTTGAAAATATATAATAGATGGAAATTAAGAAAAAATATATCTTAGAGGAGTTGTCTATTAAAAGTTCAAATTCAACTAAATCAGATAAATCTAAAAATTATTTGATTAGTGAATCACAACTAGAAAGACTAATTATTACATTGGAAAATGTTAAAAAATAAATTAAATAATCCCACCTCAGTGACCGAAGGTATTTCTGAGGTGGGAACGCCAGACATGAAATATTACGCCTTTGATTGGGATGATAATATTATGACAATGCCCACTAAAATAATTGTTTTAGACAATAAGGGTAAAGAAGTCGGAATGTCAACTGAAGATTTTGCAAATTATCGTACCAAAATAGGTAAAGAACCATTTAAATATTTAGGTAAAGAAATTGTTGGATTTGCTGAAGACCCATTTAGAAATTTTAGAGAGGCGGGTAACCGAGACTTTATAATAGACTCTATGAATGGTAAAATTGGTCCAGCTTGGGACGATTTTGTTGAAGCAATTAACAACGGTTCAATTTTTTCAATAATAACCGCTAGAGGTCATAACCCTGAAATTTTAAAACAAGCCATTTACAATATGATATTGGCAAACTTTAATGGTATTAATAAAGAATTATTATCTAAAAATCTTAGAAAATACAGGGATTTTATGGACGAAGATGAAAAGTCCAATAGTGAACTGATTAAAGATTATATGGAATTAAACAAGTATTATCCTGTTACCTTTGGACAAGGTAGTGCTGCAAATCCTGAGGAGTTAAAGGTTGACGCTATGAAAGATTTTGCTAATTATATTAGAGAAATGTCAACTAACTTACACAAAAAGGCTATGGTTAAAAACAAAGTATCTAATAAGTTTTTACCAACCATTGGATTTTCAGATGATGATATTAGAAATGTGGAAGTTATGAAAAAATCATTCGAAGATAAACCAGAATCAGAAATGTTAAGAATGTATTCAACAGCAGGAGGAAAGAAGAAAAAAATATAATTTTTTCTAGTTCTATACTAGTTCTAGTTTCTAGTGGAAACTTAAAATGATAAAAAATAAAGTAAATAGAAAAATTTTTGATAGTTGAAGTATTTATAGATACAAAACATAAAATAAAAAAAACAAAAAAATATAGATATGGCTGATTTGTTAATGAAAATGCCAATTCCTTATGAACCAAAACGTACCAACAGGTTCATATTGAGATTTGACAGTACCCTTGGAATAAATGAATGGTTTGTAGAGACATCTGGCAGACCATCAATTGATATTAACCCTGTTGCGATTCCATTCTTAAATACCGAAACATATGTTGCAGGTAGATTTAAATGGAATTCAATCAACGTTAAATTTAGAGACCCTATTGGTCCTTCAGCAACACAAGCACTTATGGAGTGGGTTCGTTTACACGCGGAATCTGTTACAGGTCGTATGGGTTATGCTGCCGGTTATAAAAAGAATGTAGACCTTGAAATGCTTGACCCAACAGGAGTTGTTGTGGAAAAATGGATTTTAGAAAGAACTATGATTACCAAATCAAGTTGGGACCAATTGAACTATGGACAAGATACTTTGGCAGGTATTGAAGTTACCTTCCAAATGGACCGTTGTATATTAGTTTACTAATATTATTTACAAACAAATTAGAACAATTATATTTAACACAGAGGCAAACCCTCTGTGTTTTTTTTATTTATGAGTGAAGATAACGTAATATACGGACAACAAGACTTTTCATTACCACATGATGTGGTTCAATTACCTAGTGGTGGTAAATTTTATAAGTCTAAAAAGAAATCAGTTAAAGTTGGTTACTTAACAGCTGCTGATGAAAATATTCTTATGGGTGGTAATCCTGACGAATTAATCATTAACTTATTAAGAAATAAAGTTTATGAACCGGATTTAAGACCCGAAGAAATGCTCAATGGAGATATTGAAGCTATTTTAATATGGTTAAGAAATACATCTTTTGGTCCTGAATATAATGTAAATGTATTAGACCCAAAAACAGGAAATAGATTTCCAACCGTTATTTCATTAGAAGCTCTTGATTATAAAAAAACAGAATTTGAGGCGGATGAAAACGGATATTTTACAACCACATTACCAAAATCACAAAAAAAAGTTAAATTAAAACCCCTTAAGTATAGGGAAATGATTGAACTTCAAAAAATTTCTGAAAGTTATCCTGTTGGTAGGACTGTACCAACCATAACTTCAAGACTTGAAAGACAGATTGTTGAAATTGAGGGTAATTCTGACCCGGGATTTATATCCAAAGCAATCCAATCAATGCCAATTATGGACTCAAAATACATTAGAAGGTTTATGAAAGA